TACAGCGCTCAATCCCGTCGCCCTTATCGATCCAGGGACAGCTGTTCAGGCTGGTGATGGTTGCCTCAACGTTCGTCGTTTGAACAGACTTGTTAAATCATGGGATGCTACTGAGCTTACTCCTGATTTTGCGAGTGCTTCCGATTACTCCCACATCCTTATGATAGTTGCACAGGGCTCGGGTACTATTGTCGCGGCCGACTTAGGCGATTTAGCTGATCAGCACCTTGCTGTTGAATACGTCCAGGCTGCTGGTACTAACGAAGACGATTTATCAACTATTGTTTCACCAGCTTTTGAGTCAGGCTTTCCAGTTGGCTCCGATAGTGATATTCCAGAGATTGACATCAAGATTGAGTCAGTATCGGTTGTGGCTCAGACACGTAAGCTCCGCGCTAAGTGGTCACCAGAACTTGCACAGGATTTGAATGCATATCACAGCCTTGATGCTGAAGTTGAACTTACTCAGATTCTTTCTGAGCAGGTTGCACTCGAGATTGATCGTGAAATTCTTGGCGATCTTCTTAATCAGGCTGGCGCTGCTAACTTTTTCTGGTCACGTTCACCAGGTAACTTTGTTAACAAGCGTACAGGCGCAGCAATTTCAAGAGCATCTTCACTTCGCCCGGGACCAGCTTTTACTGGTACTGTTCGCGAGTGGTATGAGACTCTCGTCGAGACTATCATTGATGTTTCAAATGAGATTCACAGAAAGACACTCCGTGGTGCTGGTAACTTTATTGTTGTTAGCCCTGAAGTTGCTACCGTTATGGAAGCAAGCGTTCTTTACAAGCCAGCTCTCTCACTCGATAGCGATGGTCAAGTTGCTAGCCCAATGGTTCTTGGAGCCGAAAAGGTTGGTACTCTTTCAAGCCGTTTCACGGTTTACAAAGACCCGTACTTCCCACGCCACAAGATCCTTGTTGGTTTCAAGGGTAGTAGCTACTTAGAGACTGGTTATGTTTATGCCCCATATGTACCTTTGATTGTTACACCAACAATCTTCGCACCAGAGGATTTCACCCCACGTAAGGGTGTTATGACTCGCTATGGTAAGAAGATGGTTCGTTCCGACTTTTATGGTACTGTTACATGCTTGGACATGAACATTATCTAGTAGAGTAGAATGACTCTATAATAAGAGGGTGGCCTTTTGGCCACCCTTTTTTTTTTACTTTTACTCACGATAGTGATATTTATTATTGAATGTTTCCAAAGCAGGAGAACTACCCTATGAAAACGTTGAGAGAACTCTACAATATCAGTATAGATAAAGATAAGAAATCAAAAACGCCACGAAAAGAAAAATTAAGAAGTATCTTAAAAGAAGCTGAAGCGGCCTTGATTCAGCAGGTTCAAGACGCAGGAGCGAAACCTATTACGCTTGTGGTTCTTTATGGTCCTCCCGCTGCCGGCAAAGGTGCTGCAAAGAAAGCTATTGGAGACTTTATTGGTGCAAATTCAGAACAAAATTTTGAAGATTATTTAGATCAACTTGGTGACGATGGCCAAAAACAATTCCAAGAAGAAGATGCCGCAATGGTAGCAATCACTGGTAAGGAATTAGCCCCAGCAATTTTTGAAGAAATTCTTTCGCGTGTAGAGGGTGGAGAGGATTTTGATTCTATTATCAAGGATTACTTTCATGTAAATGAAAAGGGTAAGAAATTTGAATTAAGCTCAATTCTCAGCAAATCAGCTTTTGAAAAAATTAAAAATAGTGGAGGAGCTAAAGAGTTCGCAAATTTCCCAAATACCTCTGCGTACTTTACTCAAGCAAGAGGTTTTTCAAAAGCTATCGATAGTTTGGACAGTAAGACCAATTCGATGATGGGACCAAATGACGGATCACCAACGCTTGGCATTCGAGCTGCTGCTGCAGGCAGATATATGAAAGACGTTAAAAAAGAGCTTAAGTCCTTAATGGGCGGTACCGAAGAAATACCCGGAACACCATATGCGACTGTTTATCTAGCTGATCAAGCCGGCGAATCCACGGCAGACACTGGTCGCATCGCAGCGTTGGGTAATCTTAAAGGTGATGAGGATTTCGCAGGTCTTAAAATTATTGGTGTATACATTCATCAGCCAGCTGAGAGAACTCGTGTTGCAAATCTGCATAGAGCATCTACCGGCGGCCGGCGAGTAGCGCAATCGGAAGTTGATCGTATTTTCGCCGCTGGTCCAGAGCTTGATAAATCGGGCAAAATTACAAAAAAGGGTGCCGCGTTAGAAGCAATGGAAAATGCGGGCTTTGATCAAATACATTTATACTATCCCCCAGAACCATTCGATCCAGCTGGCGTAAAAATAAATGGGCGACCAATTGGCAACGCGATATGTGAGCCATTAGGTTCAGGTACTGGTCATCTTGACATAGAAGGCTGTGGTGATGAAGCCTCCGGTCCGCAAACAGGAGCTAGATCTCTTAAAGGCATGGAAAAATATGCTGCTAAGCAAGCGAAATTAGACTCTGATGCTGTAGAGAAAGTTGGTGGAGGTTTACCTTCCGATTTATCCGATGAAGAAAAAGGCAAAGTTATTTCTGCTCTTGAAAAGATGGGCTTTACTGGTGTGACAAAAGATAAGTTATCCGATTATCTTCAAAACATCAAACCACCAAAGATTCGTGGTGCATCAAAGCATGGACAAGTACCTTGGGCAAAAGATTTATTCGGCGGCGGAACCAACCCGACAGAGAAAAAGACGATAAAAGGAGAATCTGCTCGTTCTAAGAAAACTAGCGACAATCTACTTTTAGCAAGATGGAACAAATTGGCTGGTTTATTAAACGACTAGTTAAGTTCCAGTTATTATGTTATCCTTAAAAGGAGGTCCAATATGGCCAATACTCGAAAGACAAATACTCTAACTGCTACTAAAGCTTCTAAACCTATTAAGACAACTGAAGTAAACAAGGCAACTGAAGCAAATAAACCAGCGCAAGTAACCCAAGATGATTTAAAGCAAATTGCAAATTCAGTTGTAGCTTTGAGAGAAGAAATTGCAAATCTTAAATCTGAAATTGCAACATTAAAGTTATCTCCCTCCACCGGCGAAGATGAAGTTATGAAGAGGCTAAGCGCATACGCAGCATATATGAAAAACAAAAAGCTTGCTTTGTATCTTGATACTTCAATAAATAACAAATTATTTTTGTAAATCCATTCTTTCTATATAATTATTAGTAGGCCCGCATCATATTTGATCAGCTGACCCTGCCAGCGATGCGGAATCTTGCAGACAAAAAAGGAGAAAGATCATGCCAAAAATTATATCGTCAAGAGATAAAGGGCTAGTACAATCAACTGGCCGCGGATTTGCAGTTTCAGACTTAGATGCTGATGTAACAGCTTACCGAGTTCATCAAGAAAAAATTAGTGTTTCAACTGGGGACGCTGGAGATGTTGCCGGTCTTGCTGCATATAAATTGCCTGCAGGATCTGTTATCCTCTCCCTTGCTTGTACAACTACAGCAATAGCAACAAACCTCGGCGATGGAGCTGGGTTGGTCGCTGTACATGTACACAGTGCATCACGTGCTTTTGACTTATCCGTCCAAGGTACCGAAATTGCTGGTGCAGGTGTTGCAACAGCTACTAACGTGCTTGGAACTGATAGAGACTTAGACCTTTCAGCAGCTGGTGTCGGATTACATGACACAATTGTTGGATCAGGTCCATATCAGCCAGCGGACACCGAAGAGACTTTCATTTCTATTGCCTCTCAATCTGATCTATCTACTATGACAGGATCACCTGAAGTCTTAGTGACAGTTACTTATGTTGGCCGTGCTCCAATCGCTGTTTAATAGCTAATCAAAGGTAAGATTCTAGATTTCATTTCTAGTTTCTTCACATCTTCGAGATATTCTCACTCCCTCTCCATATTTAGATTAGGAGTGAGATATGTCTTCATTTTCTAATACATTCAGACCAACGCCCTTCGGATTCTTTGACGAAGATCAAGATTTTATTCGCGAAGCGGATTCAATGGTGACTTTTGTTAAAAGAAAGTTGGGTGACGATATCCTTAGCGTCGAACTAACAAAAAAACAAATATGGGCATGCTTTGAAGAGTCATTCTTAGAGTATGGCAGAATTGTTCTAGAGGCACACGGAAAGTCTCAATTGACCAATTTATTAGGCATCCCTACCGGTTCACTTTCTGGGGCAGAAGAGCTACATCCAAGACAAAACCTAGAGTTTGCTTTGCGTGCAGCTGAACCCTACGCCGGTGAAGCTGGCGTTGGTGGATCATACCAAATGATTTCCGGCTCTATAGATTTAAAACAAGGCCGCCAAGACTATGATATTTATGAAGAGTTAAAAGATACAGCTGGTAATCTAATAGTCAGTAGTAGTTTAAATTCTCCAAGAACACGAATGAAGATTATGGAAGTAATGCACTTTTCTCCTCAAGCTGCTTATAGATTCTTCGATACAACATCAGCAATCAACTATCTAAACAACGAGTTTAGCTTTGAGTCATTTACTCCAGAGACAGTTTTCTATGTTTTGCCAGTATTCGAAGATATCTTACGTGCTGGCCAAATGGATATTAGTAATCGTGTTAGGCGCTCTAACACATCATATCAACTCGTCGGTGGTAAACTAAGAATATTTCCAATACCAACTGATGTTTCTAATAGCAAAAAACTCTACATTAAAGTTATGTTTAATCCTGATCCCTTAAATCCGCATTTAGAGGACGGAACGATATACGGAGTTTCTAATCTATCTAATATACCCTTTGGTAATTTGAGGTATTCTAAAATTAATGAAATTGGAAAACAATGGGTAAGACAATACGGCCTAGGCCTTTCCAAAGAACTTCTAGGTTTAGTGAGATCAAAATTTTCCAGTGTTCCAATACCTGATGGAGATTTGCAACTCAATGGCAGCGATTTAATATCTCAAGGCCGAGAAGATCAAACAAACCTACGAGACAAAATGATTGAGCTTTTAGATACTCTATCGTATGGTAATTTACTAAAAGCGGAGGCAGAATCCGCAGAAGCAATAAAGACAGTTTTAAAGTCAGTTCCAGTCCCGATGGGCAAAGCAATTGTGATGGGATAGTGTAGTGGCAAGGCTTTTTATAACTCCGAGGGAAATTGATTTTATTTCTGACTTAACGAAAGAAATCAATAAAGATATCATCGGCCAAAAGATTTTTTATTATAGAATTAGATCGGATTTAACTGATGTTCATGAAGTCTATGAAGAGGCTGTGACTAAAGTTTTCGATCCCCCTGTAGAGATTGAAGCCAGGGTTGACTGGGATCCTTCTGCGGTGAGAACTAATAAATTTGGTTCTGAAACTTTTAAAACAATCCAAGTCTATATCCATTATAGGGATTTATTAGACAGAAATTTAGAAGCAAGAGAGGGAGATTACATTAGCTATGGCGATACTTTTTTTGAAATAACTAGCTCTATATTTACTTCTTTGATTTTTGGCCAAGTCGAGTACAAAACAGGACTCAAATTAGCATGTAAGCAAGCCCGTCAAGGACAAATAGATTTTAAACCACACGGTCCAACCGACGAAGGAAACCTGGAATCAGGCGCAATTCAAAAAACGTTTGTTCAACAAAGAGGTAACACAGTCAATAATGCAGGTGAAACTGGAGATCTTCGTGCTTTAGAAAAACAAGGCAAAGTAGAGAAAGTAGAAAAAAATGTTGTGGAAGTTTCAGAAAAAGGCGATGATTCTAAAATAGGCTCTTCTTTCTACGGAGATGACTATGACAACTAGATATACAGCTAAAAAAGGTGCCGGCGGAAAAGCCGATTTAGGTTATCAAGACGGCGAGCAAGTATCTGGTGCTGACATACCCTCATGTACGATAGAAGATGTGGATCGATCAGTTTTTAACTTATTTGAAAAAAGTTTGAACTTTACTGTTAAAAGCAACAAAAAACCTATAAAAGTTCCAGTCATATTCGCGACTGGGGAAAGGTTCGCACTTTTATCAAGAAAAAAACCATTGCGTGATTCTTCGTCTGCTTTGATACTTCCTTTAATATCTATTATGAGAACTGGCGTAGAACAAAATGCGGGCATTGGTGAAAATATTCCCCTTGTTATAAAAAAGAAACTTGCTCCTGAAGATGCTGCTTTTCAAAGTTTTGTAAATAAGCAAGGTCTGTTAAACAGCGATGAACTAGCGCGCCCTCAGGATATAGAGACAGAAGATGGGAAATCAGAAGCTGGTATTAAACTATCCAAGCAATCTGCTTCTAGTCCATCGATTTCAAATCCTCAAATTGTTAACGACGTAAACTACAATATTTATGAAGTTTTTGAAATCCCTCCAGTTAAGCACTACATGGCTAACTACGAAATAACTTTTTGGTGTCAATATACCCAACAAATGAATAACATGTTAACGATCTTAATGGGTGGTTATACTAATAATAACGTACCCTCTTTTAGATTAGATACAAATAAAGGATATTTTTTTACCGGTTTTGTAGAAAACGCATTAAACCCTGACGTAAACTTCGATGACTTTACAGAAGAAGAAAGATTGGTAAAATGTAGCATTAATATGAAAGTTCAAGCTTTCTTGGTAGCTCCCAGGAGTATAGGGCAACCATCTCCGATTAGGAGGTACGTTTCATCGCCGCATATTAGTTTTACTATGCATTCGATGAAAAACGGAGTACCTAAAGCAAATTCTACCGAGACTGTAGATTCTGCTGGCTTAGATGATCATATTCTTGCTGATATGTCCCATGAGCTTGGAATGCCAGTAAGACAGAGCATAGCAGGTCAGGATAATAAAGTTAATTCCAGCGAAGAAATTAGCGATAATTTGGATTCTTTGGGTACTACGACATTAAATAATAATATAGGCTCAATGGGAACCGTAGAACAAATTGTAAGAGTAGATCCCGTAACAGGGGAAAGAACAGTGGTAGAAGTGAGAATAACGGAACAAAATGTAAAAGCAGGTGAAACAGTTTTTAGGGCAAAAGGGTTCGTTACAACACTCGACTACTTAATTAAGAAATAAAATATGACAAACCACGAGAAACTAGAGTTTTTATAAAATAGTTATATGGTGGTTACATAGTAAATCACAGGAGAATCCATAACATGGCAGAGCAAACATTCAGATCCCCCGGGTTTTTTGAGAGGGAAATTGACCTTGCGGCACGGCGTCAAACAGTTTCAGGAGTACCTGCAGGTGTAGTCGGTACGTCCGCTAAGGGTCCCGCATTCGTTCCAGTAACTGTCGGTGATTTCACTGATTTCGTAAACAGATTTGGTGGTCTAGATCCAGACTTTCCAGCTGTATATTCTGTATTCGAATTTTTGAAAAGCAAAAGAGCGCTAACATTTATGAGGGTTCTTGGAGCTGGAGCTAACGAAACCGGAGCAGATCGCGATACTACGAGAACAACTGAAACAGTTAAAGGCGCAGGCTTTCGCATTCAGGGAGTCGAGGCTTCAGCAAACAGAGCTAACATTACAGCTGCTAACGGGACAGACACATCTGGCGCAACAGCTGCGATGCTACTCTCTGGTGGCGTTAACTTAATCACTGCTACTCATGATATTAATGAAGCTACAAAATCTCAAGAGTGTCGAGAATCATACCCAATTTTTGTCGATAACGATAGCATTACTGGTGCAGCAACTACCCAACTCTTGAGAGGTGTTGTTTATACTAGCAGCGGACACCGTTTAGTAGCTATGGCTACAACTGCGACGTACACGGTTGCGGCTGGAGTGATTAAAACAGACGCTCAGGCAGCAATAACAACTTCAGAATTTAGGTTACAAATTGTAGATGCCTCAGGAACAGTCCTTAAGAACACTAAAGCAAGCTTAGATCCAGAACACCCTTCTTATATAAGCAAAGTTTTAAATACTGATCCTCATAAATTTGAAAAAGAAAAACATTTACTTTACTTAGATTTGCCTGTAGAAGACGAGTTAGCATCGGCTACTAAAGTTTTCGTATCAACCCCGTCTAAGAAAGAAATTACAGATTCTGCCTTATCATCCGCAGCTGATAGAAAAGCGTGGTCTGTTTTGGGTCGACTAGATTCTAGATATAGAACAGCAAAAACCCCTGCTATCATTAGCCAGCCTTTTGGTTCACAAGAATTTGATCTAATGCATTTTGAGTCGCTAAGCGATGGCTCGAGTGGAAATATGGACGTAAAGGTTAGTATTGCTAATATTAAAGCTAGCCTTGATCCAAAACAACCTTATGGAACTTTTGAAGTCCAAGTAAGAAAACTTAGGGATCTAGATACAGATCCAGAAATTGTAGAGTCGTATCCTGGCTGCTCTTTAGATCCAAATTCAGAAAATTTTGTTGCAAGAGTTATTGGCGACTATAAAGCTGTTTTTAACTTCGATGCCGATTTGGAAGAAGAGAGAAGATTAATAATTTCCGGAAAATATCCTAATCGCTCTTTACACATAAGAGTAGTCATGAGCGACAAGCACGGACGGGGAGAATGCCCATCTTCTTCTTTGCCATTCGGGTTTAGAGGAATTCCGGTACTTAAGACAACTGATTCCTTAACAGATTCAACGCTAGAGACCCTCACCGCAGGCGGCGCCCCCTTAGGGCGAATTATACCTGTTGGTGATGCTGCGACTGTAGGATCTTTAAAGCATGCTGCGACTGACGCATCGTTGACGGATGCGAATAGAATTCATACGATGACTCTTATAGATTTTGATGACCGCGAGAGTCCTAGCTTAAATTCTCCAATCTTTCCTCCTTTACCTATGAGGTATAAAGTTACGCGTGGCGCTATGCCTATCGCATCGGCCGTGGCGGCAAGTGATCCATCTGGCAATCCGGCATTAACCGAAAAAGTCGATTCAAAATTATATTGGGGAATGAAATCTGAAAGACTCCCTAGGACTGGATCTATAAATGATGCAGCTAGAAATCCTAATGCCGGTGAAATGTTTAATGAGTTAATTACTGGTTATACTAAATTTCAAGGCTTAGCAAAAACTGGGGCTCTCTTAACAGGTTCAGCAGTCGATTCTTTTAACTCTAATAAATTCACTCTTGCAAGAGTTGCTTTAAACAAAATTGGTTCAAACGTTCAAACGAACATTGCAGAATATGTTACTGGTTCTGCTAAAGAACATATGCTTGAAGCAGTCTATATGAGAAATCAAGAGTTAGATAATACAAACTATTCAATAGCTGATGGTGCTTATGGCAGCCGAGTTACAATGGCTACGCTTCTTGCAAGCTCTTCGGTCAAATTTAATAGATTTACAGTTTATAACAAATTCACCCTTCCACTCTTTGGTGGGTTTGATGGTTTGAATTCACTAGACAAAGATATTTCATTGATGAACGATCGAAGTACAAGCACTGATGCTCCAACCAACTTTTTTGGAAAAGCTTCTAGCGAATTTAATTCGGCTTTTACTTCTCAAACGGGATTAAACTCTGGTAAACCAGGGGTTGGTCAAAAAAATAGCACAGTAGTTTCTTATCGACAAGCTGTTTCTATCATGACTGATCCAATGTCTGTAAGACACAACATTCTATCGATTCCAGGCATTAGGGATTCTTTCGTTACAGATTTTGCTAGCGAAAAAGTTAGAGAATATTCTCTCGCACTTTATCTTATGGATATCCCAGGATATTCGCAAGACGGAACTAGACTGTTTGGTACTGAAGATAGAACGGAATTTTCCAAACTAGAAAAATCAGTTCCAGATGTTAGAGAAACTTCAGAGCAACTTTCATCTAGAGTGATTGATAACAATTATACA